ATCGCGAAACGGAGTGACCGCATGGCGAAGAAGTCCGCACTGCAAAGCGTCGTGCAGGCCGTCGGCACGATCCATCGCCCAAAACGATCATGGTTCAGTCGCCTGCCCACGGAGGCGCAGGCCGAGATGAGTGAGGTGAAACGCGAGTGGCTGTCTGGTGCTCTTCAAGGGGCGCCGATCGTCACCGTGTATCGAGGAATCGTCGCCCGTTGCACGGAGGTTGGATGGCACGCTCCAGAAGCCGAACAAACAATCAGTCGGTGGCTGCGGTCGCCCGACAAGTAGAAGTCGGCAGGGACGCCGAGGCGGCGCGGCTTCGGGATGAACTCTCGTCGGTTCGCAAGAAGTACGAGTCGGCTATCCGCCAACTTGACGCCGAGCGGTCGCGGGCCGACACGCTCGTCGGCCTCCGGGGCATCAAGGCCGTCCACAGGCCAGCCGCGAAGCCGAAGAAGCGCGGCAAGAATCCAGCCACAATGGTGGTGCTCGTTTCGGACGTCCACTGCGAGGAGCCGGTGTCGTATGCGGAAACCAACGGCCTCAACCAGTATTCGCTAGACATCTGCGACCGGCGACTCGCCGAATTGCAGAGCCGGTTCTTCGCGCTGCTCGAGCACGAACGACAGCTTGCCGACATCGGTCGCGTCGTGATCTGGTTTGGCGGCGATATGATCAGTGGTCATATCCATGAGGAGCTGGCCGAGACGAGCCAGCTTGCCCCGCTGGCGGCCTGCCGGTGGATCGGCGGCCGGATGCGTTCGTTCGTCGATGCCGTCTCCGAGAACGCCGACGAGGTCGTCGTAGCGACTTCCAGCGGCAATCATGGCAGGAGTACCCCCAAGCTCCGCTGCCAGACGGAACTGGATCACTCATTTGAACAGAATCTGTATTTGATGATGGCGGCGGCTGAGACGAAGCCAAACGTCCGCTGGCAGGTGGCAGAGGGCGAACTGAACTACGTCGATGTCGACGACTTCACGATCCGCTTCCTACATGGGTTCTCGATCAAGTATTCAGGCGGCGTCTACGGCCTCGCCCTGCCGGCCATGAAGGCGATCTCGGCATGGGATGCGAGCCGGAGGGCCAGCCTCACCTGCTTTGGGCATTACCACTCGTTTGGCTGGCTCCGGGGCGGGCGGTATGTATCGAACGGGAGCGTTATCGGCCACTCCAGCTATACGGTGCGGATCAAGGCTGGCTTCGAGGCTCCTTGTCAAGCCGCGGTGGTGATTGACCATTCGCGGAACGAGGTGACGAAGGCGATGCCGATCTGGTGCGACCGCGACCTCCGCGAGAGCAAGAAATGACCAACGACGAAATCCAACGAGCCTGGACGCTCGTCAACAAGTACGGCCCGCCGAACTCCTGGACGGCAGCGAACGGCACCCTCGCCGCGGCCCTCGGCCGGGCGCTGGAGGAGATCGAGCGGCTCAAGTACCGGGTCGCCATGATGGAAAACAACCCGCCACCGCAGTGGCTAGGAAGGCGTGACTAGATGCTGATTGGTGTGTGCGGGGCGGCGGGAAGCGGCAAGGACACGATCGCGGGCATCTTGAGCTTCGACCGGGTGGCGTTCGCCGATCCGTTGTACGAGATGGTGGCGATCGTCACCGGCCTGACGCCGGCCGAGATGCGTGGCCGCGAAACGAAGGAGGCAACGATCGACTGGCTGGGGCAATCGCCCAGGCAGCTCCTCCAGACGCTCGGCACCGAATGGGGTCGCGGCATGGTCAGCGAGTCGATCTGGGTCGACACCGCCATGCGGCGGGTTCGCGGGTTGCTCGACGAGGGTCGCGACGTCGTTATCACCGACGTTCGCTTCGACAACGAGGCCGCGGCGATCAAGGCAGCCGGCGGCGTCGTCTGGCAGGTCGTCCGCGGGCAGGGAAGCATCAAGGGGCTTGCGGCGCGTCACGCCAGCGAGGCCGGCGTCTCGCCGATTCTGATCGACCGCGTGATCGGCAACTGGTCGACCATCGAGCGACTGCGCCAGACCGTCGAATCGGCCATCGCGGCCTGCCCAAAGGCTACAATACAACAATAAGCCCTGTGACACGCCACGAGCGGCCCATCGAGGCCCGCAACGCACAAGGAGGTGCTGATGTCTGAGCCGAAGATTCGTCGTAAGTTCAAAGCGATCCCCATCACGCTCTCGACGTCGACGGCCATCGCCACGACGCTTCGATGGGACGACGTTGCCGGCGGGACGCTCGAGATGGGCACCGTCAGCACAGCCGCCACGACGCTCCAGTTGTGGGCGTCAGATGCGCCGACCGGCGCATTCGGCAGGCTCTACAAGGTCGACGGCTCGGCTGCCGACCTGACCCTGGCCCCATCGACGACCGAGCCGCGCGTATACGCCCTCCCCGACGAGACGTATGGCTGCGGCGCGATCAAGCTCGTGTCGGTGTCGACGAACTCGACGGCCGCCGTCTGCATCGTCACGATGAAGACGTGAGGCTGCGATGACGGCCGACGAACTCAAGCAGGGCATTCTGGACTCGCTGTTGCGGGTCGCCGAACGCTTCGGCGTTCCGGTGGTGCTCCTGGGCGTAGTGATCTGGCTTGGCCGCGAGGCGGCAATCACACTGCACGGCACGCTCGTCGAGCCTATGGTCGAGGCCCACGTCCAGTTCCTTGAGGCGACGAGCGAGACGCTCAAGGAGATTTCTGCAGCGCAGGGCCAGCAGGTCGAGACGCTCGAGGAACTGGCTCACGGCCAGCGTGAACTCCGCGAGCAGGTCAGGACTGTGATCTCCGGGCCAAAGCCGCCCGTGCAGAATTAGTCTCTCCATCACCACAAGAGCGCACTTATGTCCCCGATGAGTCCTCGCCTGTTACGCCCCCGCGCTGGCGGCATCAGCACCGGCCAACTGCGTCAGAGCCTGGCGCTGTATCTGCCGCTCAACGAGACGGCGGAAAGCGGCAACGTGACCGCCGTAGACAATAGTGGCAATGGCTTCAATTTCACCAGCGTGAACTCTGTGCTGTCCACCACCGGCAAGGTTGGCAACGCGCGCGAGTTCATCAAAGCGAACCAGACGCACCTTCTCGGCGGCAGCACCAGTTCGCTGTTGGCATTTGGCGGGGGGGATTGGTCGCTCCAGTTTTGGTTGAATCTGACCGGCCCGCTGCCGACAACCGCAACGAACGCAACGATACTGTCGCGCAACGTGGACAGCAGCGGCAGTTTTGGTGGCGTCGGCGAATTTTCGGTAGCGTTGTTTTTCAACAGCTCCGTGAGCGTGACGAATCTCAGCGTCAACGGTGCAAACACCATTTCTTTCAGTCAGTTCGGCTCGTTGCTCGCGAACACATGGCACCATATTGTGCTCACAAACAGCGGCACTACGGTTTCGTACTATCGTGATGGCAGCCTTATCTCCACAGGAACCCGCACCGGCACATGGGCGACGGGCGCGCGACACACGATAATCGGAACTCCGAATACCAACGCAATGGCAACTCAAACGACAGATGCCAAGATCGACGAGCTCGGGAAATGGAATCGCACGCTATCTGCCAATGAGGTTTCCGCGCTGTGGAACAAGGGCAACGGCAGGAGCCTTGTTGTATGAGCGCGACCGAGCAGATCGACGCCACGCTGGCCGCGCTCCTGCCGTCTGTGACGGCGCAGCAAGAGGCGTACTTCGCGGATCATGGCGTTTACTATCAAATGCTATGGACGCACACCTCGCCGCCTGCCGGGATGACCGCGCCGGATAATCTGTTGGCCGTGCCTGTCGGCCAAGACCCGGCCACCGTGAGCGGCCTACCTGCGCTCATGCGATCCCGCCTGCGGATCGACACCTACGGAAAACCTGACGGCTGGGTTATGACGCTAGAGGCGTCGGTAAACGGCGAGGTGTGGCGGAAGCAGATCGACTGCGGCGTGCGTCCCGAGTGGTCTACGGCGTGGGCGGTGCCGCCGTCGCCGTAGGTGCGCTCTTCACCTTATGTTGGGAATGTGCGCTACTGCACCAGTGTTGAGCCGCAATCGCAAATTGCGATACCGTTACGAAACCGCTGCCGAAAGAAAAACGGGCATAGGTTTCTTACGAAATGGCATTGCGCGGCGTGACCGCTGCGGTAGAATCTAAGCCATGATCGCCACGCTACGGTTCAACCTGCCCGACGAACAGGCTGAGTTCGACGCCGCGAGGCTGGGGAGTGAAGCGCTGGCTACGCTGTGTAGCATCGACCAGTGGTGCCGCAACAGGATCAAGTACGAGCGGCCTACCGCCGACGAGGTTCACGCACTGGAGGCTGTGAGGGCGATGATCCCGCATGAGTTGCTAGGACACTGAACAGAAACTGTCGGAAAGTGACAGGTTCCGTACACGCCGCAGAGAGGGACGCATGAAGCCAACGCCTATTGGGCGGTTCGTAGACACGCCATCCTACGAGGAGTTGCAGGAGGAGATTGCCCGCCTGCGGCTCACCGACGAGGAGCGGGCGGCGATTGCGTATGCAGAATTGACCCTCCGGTGCGAAACGCACCCAGTATGCGAGCGACACACGGCCACGCTCCGGTCGCTGTTGAAGCGGCTGGAAGTGCGCTCTTGAGCGAATGTCGCGTCGTTAGGGGCATTTCAGGATTGGACGCCGCGCTTAGGATCGGGGGCGAAAGGATTCGCCCATGTTTCTCTTCGACCAGGAAGTAGCTGCGATCCGGCAGCGCGGCGTGCAGCCGCGACACAAGCCATACGGTCGCAAGAAATCCCAATGCACGGCCGAGCAGTGGGCCGCGCATCTTGAGTGGCGAGCGCGTTACTACGCGGGCCACCGCGAGGAATGGGATATGTATCGCAACCGCTGGCTGGCGAATAAGCGATGAAGTTCCTTCTCGACACAAACCCGCCAGACGTTGAGCGACTCGTCGCTCAATACCCCGACTTCGTAGCGGGCCAGCTCATCGTCCCTTCGCGGACCCGGCGCAACTGGGGCGGCACGTTCGCTCTGGACAACTCCGCATTCGTGCGGTTTGACGGCGACAAGTTCAAGCGTCTCCAGCAAGCAAACACCGAGCATTTTCAGAAGTGTTTGTTCGTCACATGCCCCGACATCCCCGGAAGCATGCGCCGCACGCTCGAACTATGGAAGCAGCGCGAGCGGTTCTGGCAGGGATTCAACCTGTGCCTTGTGCTGCAAAACGGTGCGGAGGATATGGAAATCCCGTGGAAGGAAACGGCGGCCGTGTTCATCGGCGGCCTCGACCCTTGGAAGGAATCGCAGGCGTGCGCGGACTTGGTAAAGACCGCCAAGATTCTTGGCCTGCACGTCCACTGCGGCCGGGTTAACCAGATCAAGCGGTTTGAATACATGGCGAGCCTGGGTGTCGATACATGCGACGGCTCCGGCGTGGCGAGGTTTGGGTTTCACCAGTTGCTCGAAATCGTGAGGAAAACCAATGGCAAGCAACAGTACGGGCTGTTCACTCAACCATGTCCTGACATTGAAGAAGATGCAGGCGTGGAAGTATGAGACGGACGAATTCGAGGGCATCTGCGAAATCGCCCACGACGTGATGGTCGTGAAGTGCTCGTTTTCGGCCAACACCAATTCGTTCTACGACGTTCTGGAGATCGACCGGACGATTCGCCGTCTGTTGGAAAGCCCCGTCTCGGTGGAGCGGCTGGCCGAGCAACTTTCCGACCTGTTCCCGTCGCTGTGGGTGACGGTAATGGGTAGGGCCGCGACGCACGGGTGGATCACCAGCACAGTCGGACAGAGGTTTTGCTGATGCTCAAGGTCTATCTGGCCGGGCCGATCAACGGCTGCACAGACGAGGAGTGCAAGGCATGGCGTGCAGAGGCTCGCAGGATGCTGGAGCCGATTCACGCCGTGATAGACCCGATGGACTTCGACTGTCGCGGCCTGGAAGACCATATGGCGTGCGACATTGTGAAGCATGACCTAATGCGACTTGATGAGGCAGACATCGTTCTCGTGAACGCCCAGCGGCCAAGCTGGGGGACGGCAATGGAACTGGTCTACGCCCGGCAGGGCGGCAAGCCTGCGGTCGCGTTTGTTGGGCTTCCAAGAAGTTCAGTAAGCCCGTGGCTCAGAGGTCATTTGTCGAAGGTGTGCGGCACTCTGGAGCAGGCGTGTTTTGAGATCGTCAACTTCTATCGGGCCTGAAGTGCGCTACTGCGGCGAGAGAACGAATGATCCTCCAATGCAACCCGCCGATCTGGGTCACGACGCCGCTGGGTGAGGGGCACGCGCTGTTCCTCATCGACTACGGCCCGTCGATCAACACGGTCTGGGTCGTCCATCAGTTCGACGGCGGCGGCGTTGCGCACGTCGACAGCTCGGAGGTTCGC